TCAAGCATTTAAATCCTTTGTCTTTAAACACAGCACACATTGCTTTTGCATTAACTACTACTTGCTTTGAATAGTCTTTAAACTCTTGTGTGTTTGCTTCTATAAAACATTGTGCTTTGGCTGCAACAATATGCATCAATGGGCCGCCTTGTGTTCCTGGAAAGATAGCACTGTTAATACGCCTTGTGTAGTCTGGGTTGTTCCATAGTATAATACCACCTCTAGGACCGCGTAAGGTCTTGTGTGTTGTACTTGTTACTACATCTGCATATGCTAGTGGCGATTGGTATGCTCCGCCTGCTATAAGACCGCTGTAGTGTGCCATGTCTACTAATAGTAATGCGCCATACTTGTCTGCAATCTTTCTAAACACTTCCCAATTAATTTGTCTAGGGTAAGCACTTGCTCCTGCAACAATCATCTTAGGACGATACTCTTTTGTCATTTGTTCGATTTCATCATAGTCCAAATAACCATCTGCTTTTACTTTATAACTGCATGCACTATAAATCTTACCAGATATGTTTGGCGGACTACCATGTGATAAATGTCCACCACTTGCTAAGTCCATGCCTAGTATAGTGTCACCTGGTTTTAGGAATGCCTGGTATACAGCCGTATTCGCGTTTGCTCCACTGTGTGGTTGCACGTTAGCAAAGTCACACTTAAATAGTTTACATAATTCATCTACAGCCAATGCTTCAATTTCGTCCATATGATCACATCCGTTGTAGTAACGATTGCCTGGATATCCTTCTGCATACTTGTTTGTAAATACACTTCCTGCTAGATCCATTACACTGTTACTTGCAAAGTTTTCACTTGCTATAAGTTCAACAGTTGATGCTTGTCTATCTACTTCTCGATCTAAAATTGCGTGAATACGCTTGTCCATTTTTATACCTCTATATAATTTAAGTTTATGACCATTCTGTATCTTTGGTCAGTACATGATGTACCAGTGTGTTTTGTATTACACGGAAACATCACTAGTCTGTTTGCTACACTTTCTACTTTTGTCCCATCTTCAAAAAGTGTATAACCGTCGTTTGAGTTTACATAATAAATTGCTGTAGTCATTGACTCGCCCAAACTACGTGGCTCGATATCTGTATGTAAGCCATGTTCAATAATTTCATTTGTAACAAAATTACAATTTACCTTTGCTTTCATAAATGTTCCTACTCTTAGTTTAGTGTAAAGATCATTTAACAATGGCATTGCTTCTGATATAATATTTGGATTATAATAAAATAAATGATACAATTGCCAATTGTACTTATCAGGTACAGTCTCTGTACCTTGTCTAACAGCATCGCCCATCATCCATGGAAACGTATCGCTTGTTAAATTGTCGTGTAATACTTGCCATTCGTTTGCAGGTAAAAAGTTATCTAATATTTTCATCGTATACTACTCTTTGTTGGCGAAGGAGCTGCTAGTGCTTTGTGTATTGCTGCTACTTCATCGTGTTTAACTTCTCCGAACAAGAAGGTTTGAAGTTTTCTTAACTTAGCATATTTAGGTTTGATAAGATCATTAAATGTTAATTCAAATACATTGTCTTCATCCTTCCAACGTTCTATATTATGATATGCTTCTTCAGTAACTGAAGTGTCTCCATGCATCTCATCTTGAAATCTTTTTATAGATTCTTTGTGTTGGTCATGCGGTCTAGTTAATAATATTTTCTTTACATTGCGTAATGGCTTTATATATTTTCCTTCATACCCTAGATGCCCAACAGCAAAACCGTCCGTTGGCATTAAGTCGATTATAGATTGAAAACTACCAACTTGGTGTGTTACACTTTGTATATATTTTTTTAACTCGTTCTTCTTTTCAAATGTAGGTAATGGCTGTGTGATATCATATACTCTGTACTTGCCACTTTTAACATGCATGCCTGTTGCGACCATGCCAAAGTTTTTAAGTAAGTTAGCACAAAGGTATGTACCTGCTTTTGGCTGGCTAATAATAAATGCTAAGTTGCGGTTGTGTTTATTTTTTGCTGTTTCTTCAAACTTCTTAATTCTATTTTGTTCTTTTTCTAATCGTCTATAGTGACGTATTCTCCGCCATTCTTCTCGGGTATATTGATGCTTGTCTGGTTTCATAGATTAGATTCTTTTGCCACGTCTTTAACTAATTCAACATCAATAGGAGTACGTTTAAATCGCATTGCCCAATGCGAAGGGTCCATGATGTGAAATACTATATTAAGTTGCTCATCGCTAAACTTACTTAGCATCTCTTTTCCGCTCTTACAATTAAGTACAAGCCAAGGCGATATCTTTCCATCTTTAATGTGCCAAGCCGCACGATTTAAACTTACATAATGGAAGTAATGATTCCACACACTATTGTTTTCTTCTGCCCATTCCATCATAGTCATTACACTACGTTCAAGAGCTGTTTCAACACCTTCTTTGCGTATTAGTCCAATAGCATATTTTTCATACATGTCTTCGCGACACCAGTGGTCAAGTTTTACTCCACTAGTAACTACGTAGTCAATATACTTCTCAGGATACAACGGCTTTACATTAGCAACAAAACTACCAAACTTTACAAATGCATTATAATACGGACTCTTGCAAAACTCAGGATAAGTTTTATCTTTTTTTGCACCGGCACTTAATTTGTAAAACTGATTAAATGCATAGAACCCTAATTGTACACGTTTCTCTTTTTGTTGTAATGCTCTACGTTTTTGCTCGCACATATGTACCATAAGAGTCTTTTCTCTAGAGTACCCTGTGCCACAGTAGTTACATACATAAGGCTTATTAGAGTTTGATTTCGATGTCATGTTCTTTAGCCAATTGTTTGAGTTCTTTTTTTGTAGAGAGGTTAGCAAGGAGTTCAATCTCATCTTCCTTCATATTAGGATAAATTTTTTGTAGTAACTTCACACCGTTTCCGTTACCGCCTGTTTTCTTTTTAAATCCAATCCATTGATGAAATTCAATTTTCTTAGAGTTGCCTGCTAGGCATATTAATTGCCACTGTAACTTAGGATGTTTCATTCCTAACTCGTTCCAGTTTTTATTATAATATTCATTTGTCTTAAACACAGCCATTGCTTGTTTTTCAAAGCTACCTTTGACATTGCTTACATATCGATTCAATAACCAGAAGCCAACAGATTTACGTTCTTCTTCGTCAAGTTCGTCCCACACGTTTCTAGCACCCATATCAATAGCTGCTAATACATCTTTTATTGGGAGTTTTTGTTGTGCCATGTTTCTACGTCCTCTGGTGAATTAATCTCTGTACCATTATAGTTTACACTCAAACAACCAATTTGCCAACCGTTTTTTAACCAACGTAACTGTTCAAGTTTCTCAATTTGTTCTTCTTCATATTCTGCAAGTGTTGAGTACATTTCTAATGCATTACGTCTATATCCGTATACACCTAAATGCCAATCACCGTAACCAGTAATACCTCTACCAAACCACAGAGCTTGGTCGCCTGCTTTTATCATTTTAACTGTATTAGGATCTTCTTGTTTTTCTTTAGGCATCTCTGTAAACACTGTTGTTACAGAGTAATGTTGTAGATGCCATTGTACTTGCTGTATCATAGCAACGTCTACATCAGGCATGTCGCCTTGTACATTAATAAACTGATCGTACTTTTGCATGTAGTCTAGTTTGATTGCTCCGGCACATCTTTCAGTACCGTTTTTGTAGTCTTCACTATCAATTATTATACTTGTATTTTGAAACACTTGTGCTATGCGTGGATCATCAGTAAGCACGTATGTTGGTATCTTAGACGCACTACAAGCGTCATACACACGTTTTATCATAGGAACACCATCTAACATACACAATGGCTTTCCAGGTAAGCGTGTGCTACCGTAACGTGCAGGAATTAGTATTGCAGTTTTCATTCATACCCACCATAACTGTATGCTACAATATCTTTTACTACTTGTTCAAAGTCTTGTAAGCGTAGCATATTAGGACCATCGCTTGGTGCTACATCAGGGTTAGGATGGACTTCCAAGAAAAAGTTCCTGACCCCCAAAGCACTCCCACTACGAGCCAACCCAGGCA